CTACTAAGTTTGTAATCATTGTAACATGAGTATCATGACCTGTAGATGTATCAGCAACGATACTTGATGAACCACCGATAACTAAATTGATATCTTCTGATTCTGTATCTTTAAACTTATCATATGCAACTTCGATTTCTCCAGCAGTAGTAGCATAGTCATCTGTTCCACCTGTAAGTTCATCTATTGTTATTGGTAATACAGCAGTATATGTTGAAGTAGTATCTGTTCCCCAATTACTACCAGCAGCTATATGGTCTGTCCAATAAATGTAATTTGATTTAGCTCTAATTACATCTGGGTAGTAAATACTATCACCTTGTGGTCCTTTTGCAGATGAGTTTTTAGACATATTACCAAATGTTTCGATAACAGCTTTTGTTCTATTTCCAGCTGTGTCTGTATCATAACCTGTTATATCACCTGTGCCATCAGCAACAACAACATGAAGTTCATCACCTGAACCACGACCATTGTTTGTATTATAATCTGATGTGCCTGGAGCACCTTGAAACAAATCAGCATATTTCCAGCGTCTTTTAATTTTTGAATCATTTGGAATTGCAGTTTGTAAACCAGCACCAGATGGGTCATCTTTTAATCTGACTGTTAGTGCATTTGTTGATGTATTGATTGCAGTTACTTGATATTCATTAAAGTCATCTACTGATACTGTATTTGCTGTATCTGAATAGAATGATATTAAATCACCTACATTAAATGCATAACCTGAACCATCAGCATCATCTACTACAATCGTTGTATCTCCTACAGCAACATCTGCTTGGTTTACTAAGTTATTTGTACTTAAATCCTGTTCGTATGCAGTTGCAGTAGCACATATTTCTACTTTGATTCCATTTGCCCATGTTCCAGCAGTTCTTGCTGTCCACTCTCCATTAGAACCTTGTCCTGTTGAGAAACTTGCATCATAGTGGTCTAAATCTCTAATTAGAACACCAGAGTTTGCTCCAGCATTTACTACTGCACTCTCTGCTCTAACTACTTTAAGTGAATCTGTATATTTTAAAAAGTTTGCGGCACTAAAAAATGTTTCGAATTGATTACTTGAACCTTGTGGTTTACCGAATATCTCGACTAGTTCTTCTTCACTAGAGATATTAACTATTGTGGATACTGGCCCTTTTTGAAAAGCTCCAGCAATTGCTCCAATACTAGTTGCAACGGCAGGTACAACATTGGTTAAATCGACTTCATTTACTTGTACGCCTGGTGACACTAAAAACGCCATTGACTTACTCCTATTAATTATAAAGTTTATTCTTTATGTTCTTTGATTATATTTATAAAAAAATTGTATTCTAGAATTTGTTTTTATATGTTGCTGAACATATAAATAGTATTATGTCAAGTAATCATTACAAAAAGTACAAAGAAACTATTAAAGAAGTTACAAAAAGGAACTATCATAAAAGAGTTTCTTCTTTGAATCAATATTTAGTAAATACTAAATGTATACATTGTGGTGAACCTGAAATAGCTTGTTTAAGATTTTATCCTCATGATAAAGAGATTCGTAAGACTATTAAAAGAGTTGGTATGAATGATACTAGTAGAAAAACTGTAAAAAGACTAATAGATTCTTCTAAGATTGTATGTTCTAATTGTATGATTAAGATTGAGAATGATTTACTAGACCCAACATTTTTATGATTACCAGTCTGAATTAAAATCTCTAACCACAGTAGTCCAACGATTACCATACTCATCTACTTCTTCTTCCTCTAGATGTGGATTGTCTAATCCATTATCTACGAATCCAAATGGTGCCATATCTTGTTCTAATTGATTCTGTTGTTCTTTATACATTCTTTCTCGAATATCATTATCAGTTAATTCTTTAAAGTATGTTTGGTCAACTGCCCATGCAAATATGAATAGACATGCAACTAAATCATCTGTACAACCATCATCTGCTTGATGAGAAGAACCCTTAACTATAAATGTGGATAACTCATTCATAATATCATAATCTGGTATTAATAGTTTATCTGATTCAATTAATTGTTTTAAATTAGAACATCCTATTCTCTTAACTGCCTTAGTAGTCCTTACTCCTAACTGTGCCTTTCCACCAGAGAATCCTGCTCCTAGTATTTGTCCAGCACGACCTCTCATAGATGCCATGACTAAATTATCATACTCTAAATCAAACTGTAATGAGTTTGCAACTTGTTCTCCTATATCATTTACCTCTACTAATACAAAACAATTATTATATGCCTTTGCAACTTCATGTATTTTTTGTGGAAACAGTAAAGGTTTAATTTCATTGTTTCTATATTTGGCAACAACCCTATATGGCATTTCCGTTACATCTAATACTAAAAATGCAGAATAGTCTTGTGATGTACCTCGTGAAACATCAGCAGTAAGAAAATAAGTTTTCTTTTCATCTGGTCTTTCAAATATATCTAAGTCTGCATGAGATTGTATTGGGTCTACATACGGCATCTGTTTTAATTTGTGTGGAGCAATTAGTGTATCAATAGAACCTAAGAACTCACATTCAAACTCAGAATTAAATTGTGCCTGTGAAGTATTTCGTATTGTTTCTTCTTTCCATACTTCATCACGACCTGGTACTTCTGACCAATGAACTTCGATTGGAATATAATCATTTTTACCACTTTGTGCATCAGTCCATAATTTGTAAAACTGATTCATACCATGTGGTGTTGATACTATCATTACCTTTGTAGATTTACCAGATGATATTGTAGGATATACAGAACTAAAAAATTCTTCAGCCAATGTTGATGGTACATATGCAAACTCATCAAGGAATATGATGTTATAAGAACCACCACGAATTGCACTTGCCGATGTGGATGCTGCAAGTATACTTGAACCATTCTCTAAATCTAAACTTCCTTTGTTCCATGAGATTACACCTTGTTGTAACCACTTAGGTAAATTTTCATATCCTAATTGTAATCTACCTAGTATATCTCTAGCAGTAGATGATTTGTTTGCAAGTATTGCAATATTTACATTTGGATTAAATAAAACATAGTGTAATAAATATGCTATAATTGTTGTTGACTTACCAGACTGTCTAGGAAGTTTACAGATTGTAAAACGATTATCATGAAATGTATTAACCATATTTTTTTGAAAGTCATACATTTTAAATGGCACAAGACCTTCATCAAGAGATACAATTTTCATATGCTCTTGTATGAAGTAAACAGGGTCATCCATACACTTCTGATATTCTTGTATCTGTTCTTTTGTAAACTCTACAGGAACATTCGCTTTCTTTAGTAAAGGATTACCTAGATATTGATTAACATCTGTTGTAGCCATTAGATTTTTTTATTGATGTACCTTATTGCAGTATATACTACAAGACCTAGTATAATATAAATTATACCATCAAACCAACTTATATCATTTAATAAGTCTGCTGTTATAAAAGATAAATCCATAATTATTTCTCCTTATCTTTTTTTAGTAACTTCTGTAGTTCAGCAGTAGAACCTACATACAATGCATTTGTTACATTCTTCGGTGCATTGTTTGGAACTTCTTTTAATCGTTTCATGGAAGCTTGTAACTTACCGAGTTTTTCTGTTATGTCAGCAACTTGTGAAATTAAATTACCTGCTACTTCATAACTTCTAGGATGGTCGGATTGTTTGGCAACTTCTAATATACCATCAATCGCATCTTGACCTCTTTCAATTAAATTATAAAAGTTCTCTCTCTGATATTTATAATCTGTATCAACATCATCAAGAGTATCATCTCTTTTAACTGTAAGAGTATCTGGTTTTTTCTCAACAAGTTCTGCTGTCGATTCTTCTATATCTAGAATCTCATCTAGAATATCTTTTGTTTTGTTGCTCATAACTATTTCACCTTTTTAGTTTTTACATTAACATTTTTCAAAGACCCTATGGACTTATCACTTAACATGTCTGCAACTAACTTTTCATCCTTTCCTTTCAGTATAAATTTGCCTATACCCTTTGTAATTATTTCTGGTGTAGGTCTTCTTGTATCCTTATATGTTTTAATATATTCTTTGGCAAAATTTAAAGCTTTACCAGTCTTATCTGTTACTTCTATATCTTCTTTTAATTTTTTAAAAGTTTTCACTACTTATCTTCACCCGTTTCTGGGTCAAAGTTTTTTGCATCTTGGAAGAAAGATGTTGTTTCATTAAATCCAAAATCATCATCAGCATCAGCAGATGTTGGGTTTGGTGTAGCAGTATATCTTTGTTCTCTTTTTGGAGCTGCACTTGGCATATCTGTATATTGGTCAACCTGTACAGTCTTAATAACTTTACTAGATGTAACAGGTCCATATAGATAAAACTTAGTAGTAAAATCTAAAGTATAAATGATGGCTCTTCTTTCTGTATAATCACCACGATAATTATCTTCGTAATTAATACTGTTTAATACAATAGGAATATCTCTCGCAATACCCATATCTTCCATGTCTTTAATTGTTAAAGTATAATCTGGTTGAAAATATGGTAATACTTGTTCTACTATTTGTAACGCATCATCTGATTGTTTTGCCATTGCAAATAATTGTATATTTAAATTATATGGAACAGGCATATATTGTGAATCCATTTTATTAGCATCACTTGCACTTGATTTTACTTTTTTAAATTTCTGTACACGATTTAATTTTCTTGCAGGGTCATATGTCAAGTCTTGTATTTCAAAACCTAATCTAGGTAATGTAAGTGCAACCTTACTGTCTAGTCCAGCATCTTGGTCAAGTCTTGTTAACCATTTTTGTTTTGGCCCATATGCCAAAGGCACTTTCATAGATTGTGTAATTACACCACTATTATTTTTACGAACAACATGTATATCATTAAATAGAGTACCAAACCCTACTATAATACTTCTAACTGTTTCGTGATAAAATTGTCTATTTCCTAACATTATGCAAATACTCCAGCATCACCAAATGGATTAGATTCTGAGAAGTCTAATACATTATCATCTAGTGAATCAAATAATTCATTCTGTGCAGTTTTATCTTGCACATAATCTCCTACTATATAGTCTTCTGTTAATAGATATGAATCATCACCTGAATCAGCAGCATTCTCTAATAGAATACTTGTACCTACTGATGTTTCATCATCTTCACCAATTATATTATCGCCATCAGTTTCTTCAAGTAGTAAACCAAAATTACTTCTAGCATGTTGTATATTTATCTCCTCGTTTTGAGCAGTTGATTGTTCTAATGTAAATTCAAAATCTCTTGTGTTTCTACTTTCAGAATCTTCTATACTATCAATAGTTGTAATACCTGTGTCAAGAGCTTCAGATGAATATTCAAACTGTTTACAATTTAATTTATAAATTGGATTATTATCTAACTGATGAAATGGTTCATCATGGTCTACAAAACTAACTTCAAATATTTTACCTAGTATGGGATGATAAACTAAATCACCCTCGTATGGTCTGTCTGTACTTACTGCATCTGTTTCTGTAAGTA